TCACTTTTTCTTCCGCGATAGCTTGCTCATCGCGCCCTTCGCCAGCGCCGCGCGATCTGCGTTCTTTGTGTAGAGCGACGCCATTCGACCGCCTTCCCATCCGAAAATCGCTTCAAGCTGCGCGACAGTCGCGCCGCGGTTTGCAGCGCGGGTTGCCGCTGCCTTCCGCAGTCCATGAGCTGATTTGTTGATTCCAGCGGCTCGACACGCCACGCGGAACAGATTGCCGATCACTTCCTTACTCATTGGCTTGCCGTCCGTGGTGACGATGTATGCGAGGTCGCCGACCGGTCCTGCTTTCAATGTGCGCACTAATTCAGGCAGCATAGGAATGGTGACGCGGGTACCCGTCTTTTCGGTGTCGATCTCGATGATGCCTTTGCGGACATGTTGCTTGCCAAGTACGGCAGCGTCCCCGCGGCGCAAGCCGCTGTACAGGAAGATGTCGAACATGACGCGCTCGCGGGTGCCACGGGGCCACCGCTTCTCATATTTCTCGATCTCGTCGTCGGACCACGTTTCGAAACCATCCGTCTTTGGCTTGGTGATTTTCAAGCCATCAGAGGGGTCCGATTTGACGTACTCGTTTTCCAGTGCCCACTGGAAAAAGCCGCGCATCGTGTCGAGGAAGTGCCTAGCCTGAAATGGCGTCTTTGCGCGACGTTCCCGGCCCGCGATAATTGCCTTTCTGTCGATGCGGCCGAGCGGTTCATTGCCGGCGGTCCTTAATACCTGCTGCAGAATGTTCTCACGCTGGCGTCGGGTCGCCATGGAGAGTGCAAGCCACACACTCGATTCCCTGTAGCGTGCGACGTACCAAGCAAGCGTTCCTGTCGCGGGGCCATTTTTCGATTTGATTTTACCCGCGATGGCATCTTGATATTCGAGGTTGAATTCGGGCGTGCCGAACTCCGTGCGCATCCGATGGCGTGGCCCTTTCCCGACGCGAACGTACCAGACGCCCTTGCCGTGGCGCGTTGTCTCCCGGTGCAGATGAGGCGGGCGAGGGCGGGGCACGGCTAGAGGACCACAGTTGGCTTGTCGTCGTTTAGTTCTGGTGCGATCGGCGGAGCGTCGATTTTAACAATAATGGTACCGTCAGGCCGCACTTCAACAGCTGCCGCACCGGCCTGCTTAGCCGCCCGAATTGTTCGAGCGACATCAGCTTGAGTGATAATCGCGGGGCGGCGAGTCATTTCTTTTCGACAACCCGCTGCATGTAATCGTGAGCATGGTACCAAGCGTCCATGCCTGTGAGCCCTTTGGTTGCGGCGTCCGCCAGCCCTTCGGCATGTGCCTTCTGCAGGCGATCAAACTCCGGATCCGCGGCGAGTTGGGGGAGAGGTGGCAGGTTCATTTCGCACCCCGCACGTTGGCAATCGCGTCCGCAATATCGGTGGGGACGGGGACGCCATGTTCCTTGGCAAGTGTTTCAACCATTACCGCGAGGCGATTGACGGTCTCGATCAGGTTCGCGACGTCCGGCAGCATGCACATCGTGAGTCGCGAGGTGAAGTCGGTTTGAGCGTGAGGAATCCCCATGTGAAGCCCCTGTTTGTTGACTTTCAGATTACTTTCAGTTATTACTTTCTACTGTATAGTTTCTAGACAGTCAACAGAAAAGTTTAACCATGCGACTTTCCGAACTGGTTCCGCATACGTCTAGATGGACGGGGATCCCTGAAACCCAGGTGAAAACTGTAGCGAGAGTGTTGCAGCCTGCGGGCCTTATATCTTCCGCAGGAAAGAATCCGCGCGGCGTCGAAATGACCATTGACGACAAGGTGAATCTGCTGCTCGGGTCGTGTGGCGTCGAAATCGCAAATCGCGCTGCCGAGTATGTCCGGGTTTGGCGCAGGTCTGTTCGAGATTCCTCGCCTCGTTACGCGCATTTGAAATTTGCTTTTCTTGAAGCAAATACGGTGCCGGATCTTATCCTCAATCTCATCATGAAAGATTTGAACGGAGGCGCATTGACCGCTTGGCTGAGGCAGGCCGAGATGGCGAGCAAAACGAAGAACCATACCGTCACGCTCGATTTCTACGTCGATGCCTTCGCGCTCGAATTAATTGTCAGTCGAAATGAATTTAACACTGATATCGGCGGCAGGAACGCCAAGGTAACTACGCATCCAATCTCCGTGAAGTTTATGCCATCCACGGAAAGTCTCGATGCGCTCCCACACAAGAAATCGGACGAGTATGAAGCGTCGTCGGACTTGATTCGTCGGTTACACGAAAAGAATTTGGTCGGCTGGGGCAGGTGCCTCAGTGAGTAATCCAGTCGAAATATTAAAGAGCGCAATCGCCGTCGCGAAAAGCTCCCGCACGTATCTTGATCGGCAGATTGCGCGGCTGCGCCTCGACGACAAACCGATCAGCGACGCACTGTCTTCGTACAGGCATGCACTAGTCGAACTAGACGCGGCGGTCACGGAATTCGAAAAGGAGAATTTAGGACACAAGTCTTAAAAAGAAAACCGCCCGGTGAGAGGGTGATCTCGACCGAGCGGCGCTTAACAAATTCCTGAACAGCTTTTGTGTAGCGCAGTTCGCGCGTTTTCGCAATCAAATTTTCTCACCGGTCTCAACCGCCGCTTCGCGCGGCATTGGAGACCTGCATGCAACTTTCTGAATCGTACTACAACGGCGCTCGTGTCTTTCAAGACGACGAGCAAGAGGCGGCGATCGAAGCTGCCTTTCAACTCGAATGTGAACTTCAGAATGATCGGCGCGATGCGTTGTTCGTCGAAGCGCGCCGGATCGCTCGCGAGCATCCCGAATGGCTTGCGGCATTAAAAGAGCCGGCGCACTCACAGTTCAAATTCATCATCGATAACGACACGTACCCCGTCATTGTTCGCGGACGCGTGATCCGCATCGATCTCGTGCCGCAGCTGGACGACGAGTTCGTCGAGTGGGTCGTACAATGCATCAACTGGAGCAAGGAAATGGATCAGTTAATTGTTGACTGCAATCTCAACGCCGAGGCGCTGCACAACGCTGTATCCCGAAATGTTTCGACGCTTTCCACTTTCCAGTGCGATGCCAAGGGCACCCCGGATTACAGCAATCCGGACAACGTGCGGGTATTCCTCAAAATGCAGGATGTTCTGCTGCGCTGGAACGACTGGCATCAGCGCATCGAAATTCGAGAGCGGTCATCCTGGGAAACGCTGCGCCGCGAACTTCCTTGGGCGCCGCTCACGGACGCTACAATTGGCCGGCTGATGACCTTGGCTGGCGATTCTCAACACCGTTTCCGGCCGTCTGAGCAATTGTTCCGGCGTGCCACGGAGGCGATTGCGCGGGAGACCGTATTCGATCCAATCGTTGATTACTTGGCCGAGGTCGAAGCGAAGTGGGATGGTGTGCCGCGTCTAGCGACATGGCTGTCTGCGGCCTGCGGCGTGCCCTGCGACATTTATCATCAAGCTGTGTCTAAAAACGTCCTCGGTGGCATGGTCAAACGAGCGCGGCAGCCTGGCGCCAAGCACGATGAGGTCATGGTGCTGATCGGCGCTCAAGGCACTTATAAATCGACGTTGTGCCGCGCGCTCGCCTGGCAGGACGAATTCTTCACCGACTCGGTCGCATTCGACGGATCACCACAGAACCTTGTCCCGCAGCTCTTTGGTAAGTGGCTCGTGGAGCTGGGCGAATTAGATGGCATGACTAACCGCGAGACGTCGTTCGTAAAGCGCTTCATCAGCGCTCAGGCAGACAACGTCACCCTGAAATACAAAGCCATCGCCGCGGACTATGCTCGGCGCTGCATTTTCATCGGGACCAGCAATGATGATCGGGTTTTGCGGGACGCGACCGGCAATCGTCGTTTCCTCCCGGTTCGGGTGGAACGGCAGATCGATGTGAATTGGGTTCGGGAAAACCTGGATCAGCTCCTCGGCGAGGCCGCAGCGATGCACACGGCCGGCGCGACGTTCGAGATTTCCTCCGACGTTATACCGCAGGCTCGCGAGCACCAGGACGCAGCCCGCGCGGGTGCCGACTTCGAGACGTTTCTTGAGCATTGGTTCGATGGTGACCAACCGACGCTGGTCGCGGCGGCCGACGTCGCTGCGCTGCTAAGGGAGGCGACCGGGCGTTCGGTGCCCGCCAACAAGTACGGCACAACGATGAAACGGCTCGGCTTTGTTGATGGAACGGTGCGCATCGGAGGACGGCCGACACGAGCGTGGCGGCGCGGCGCGGCAGATCCGACGCATCTCGTGGCGTTACACCGTAACGGCAACGGCCAGTTGGTCCCTGTTCTAAAGCCCACGTTTACGCCGAGCTTGGTGCCGAAGCTGCCATTGCCAGGCAGAATGTAACGAGCGTAACGGCTCTGATTGAATCTGCCGTTACGGACGAAGTGATTGATAACTTGGGTGTTTCTATCTGTAACGGCTGTAACGGCAGATTCTAAGGAAGATTATAGAATATAGATTAAAGAGGGGGATGGAGAGACGTATAGGAATTATAGGAGGAGTGCCGTTACGCGTTACGCCGTTACGGTCTTGATGGACTCATAAAACAGTCACCGCGTCTTTCCTAATCAGGTATTATCACCTCATTGGAAACGGCCTTCACTCCGAACGCGTGTCTTCGGTTGTCATGAGGCACCATTGTAAATTTCAATTTTACAATGATCTTTTTGCCCCTCCACGATTGGGCATCAGCATAAAACACGAAGGTAGATTCGCCTGGACGGTCGGTCGCTGGGTTTACGGCATAGGCCGTGGATAATTTCCTTGCAGCAGGTTGGCCTGTGTCCGGTCTGGGAAAGAAACCTGGATGAGCAGGCATCAGCTTCGAAAACCAAGGACTGAGAATCTGGACATCACGAAGTTCGATCACATGATGCTTGTCGTTCACAAATCGAACGTTCAACTCTAAAAAATTTGCGTCAGCGTGAAATGGCCTCGCAAAAATTTCCGCATGCATCGATTTCCACGGCTTCGTCCATGTGTTGAATATCCAACCTCCCGCGGCAACCAACGGCTTAAATATCTGCGTTAAAATCTGCTCGATCGGCATCGGAAATCCATTTAGTTTTTGATTAAGTAATCTGTTGTATCTATAGAATCGCGACGACCCGCACCAGCCCCGGCTGTGCGGGTTTTTCGTTTTAGGAGCACAATTGAAGTTCGGTCCTCTACGGATCAGTTTCGAACGAAAATCACTCGCCAGCCCGACGGTCGACGACTTCAATATTTTTGCCCCTTTCGGATTAGCTTCTCCTCTTTCGGTGCCGGCAGTCGCAAACGCAGTAGCGTTGCGCTCAGAGGGTCCAGCGACTCTAGATATTGCGGTCATCGATCGCGCGACTGGTGCAAAGGTCGAGCATCCGATCTTCGCGCTCCTTACCGGTGATTTCAATCCGTGGACTTCAGCGGCCGAAGGCATTCGTAAAATCTGCGTCATGCGTGACCTTCATGACGTCGGGGGTGTCGCGATCGTTGTCCGCAATTCCGAACGAAAGCCGGTTGAGGTTATCGTTTACGACGCAGGGCGCGTCAGCGTTGAATACGCGACCGATGGCAGCGGTGAGCCGATTTATCGCCTGAATGGCCGCGAACTCGATCCACGCGATGTAATTCACGTTCCTAACACACTCGGGCGAGCACCAGTGAGCCTTGCCCGAGGCGCCATCAACGCTGCTGCAGCGATGGAGACACACGCCCGCAAAACCTTTGAAAGCGGCGCAAGACCTGGAGCTGTAGTGCAGGTGCCGAAAGGCATGGGTGAAGATGCCATCGGCAGAATGCGATCAAGTTTCAGGACCGCTTACGAAGGCGCCGCCAACGCAGGCAAGACTGCATTTATTTACGATGGCGTCACCTTCACACAAGCGCAGATTTCCAGCGTGGACGCCCAGTTCCTTGAACTGAGACGTTTTCAGACCGAAGAAATTGCGCGTTCCTTCAGCATGTCAGCGTCGATGCTCGGTGATTTGACGCGCAGCTCCTACAGTAACCAGGAGCAGAAGGCGAAAGAGTTTCTTTCCTACACACTCGAACCGATCCTTGTGGCGCTCGAGTCTGCCTTCAATCGTGTTCTGCTGTCCGATGATGATCGCGCGAAATTGGCAATTCGGTTTGATCGCGACGACCTGAGCCGTGTTGATTTGGCGACCCGTGCGCTCGCCATCAACTCGCTGGTTGCATCGACGGTACTCTCGCCAAACCAGGGCGCAAGTTGGATTGGCATGCCGCCTCATGAAGGCGGTGACACATTCGAAAATCGCAACATCACTGTGAAGCCTGTCCCCGTTTCGGGCGCGCCAAAGGTGCCAGTCAATGAGTGATCTGGCGCACCTCGACGACATGGTTGAAACGCAGGACCGCGGCGCCGATCTGGTCATCAAGCATCCGACCACCCTCGAGCCGATGCAGGACGTCGTACTGGTCGTGGCCGGTCCGGATAGCGATGTACAACGCCGCGCGCGCCTCAAGTTCGATGACGAGATGCTGGCCTTCAAAGGCCGGCCGCCGGCAGACGAGATCGATCGGATCTACATCGACCGTCTTGCCCGATGTGTTGTCGGTTGGCGCATGAAGCGAGACGGCGCGGACGTGCCATTTACCTTCACTGCTGTCGTGCAGGTGCTGACCAAATTCCAGTTCATTCGCGAGCAGCTCGACCAGTTTGCGCAGAGCCGTAGCACTTACTTTCTGCGCGTCGTCACAGGGGAGGCCGATGGACAAACTTGAAGTCAAGGCAACGCTGGCTGTCGATGGATCTGGCGTTATTACCGGCAATGCATGGCCGTTCGCAGAAGCGGATTCGGTCGGTGACATCATCACCAAGTCGGCTTTCGGCGAGATCGCGCCTGATCTGGGAATGCTCTACCAGCACAACCCTGCCGATTTGATCGGGACGTGGACTGAGATCAAGGTCACCGACGACGGCCTTGTCGTCAAGGGGCAGTTGCATCTCGATCAGCCGCGCGCGCGTTCGGTGCGCAGCATGGTGCAAAAGGGCCTCGTTTCCGGACTCTCGATCGGCTTCCGTACAAAGGCGAGCCGCAAGGTTGGCCGCAATCGCATCATCGACGCGCTGGACTTGGCTGAAATCAGTCTCGTCCGCGATCCATCTCACCCCCGAGCCCGAATTACCTCCGCGAAGTCCTTGAACGTGGCTGTCGCATTGGCGGAGGCGTTGAACCGCGCGACGGCTGCGCTCCAATCGAGGAACTGAAATGAAGCACGTCAATCCGCTTGAACTGAAAGATATCGGCGAAGCCGATCCGGTCGAACTGGTGTCGAAGTCTGTCGACAATCTGACCAAAACTGTCGAGGAGCGATTCAGAGCGCTCGAAACCAAGGCCGACACAACGAAGCTGACCGAGCGCCTGGACAAACTTGAGGCGAAATCGAACCGTCCGGGCGGCGTGGCCAAGTCGACCGATGAGGCCAAAGAAATTGAAACGAAGGCGCTCAATGCGTTCTTCCGTGGTGGCGTATCGGCACTTGACGATATTGAGCGCAAGACGCTTGTGGTCGGAACGCCGGCTTCGGGCGGTTATGTGACGGCGCCGGAATACTCGACGACCATTATCGAGAAGATCCAGCAGATCAGCCCGATCCGTCAGCTTGCCAGCGTGATGTCGGTCGGCGCCAGCAAAGTATACCTGCCGCTGCTTGATGACCGTCTCGCGGCTGCGTGGGTGACCGAGACCGGCTCGCGCTCTTCATCTGAGCCGATTTTCGACCAGCTCGAGATTGATCCGTATGAAGCGGCCGTGATTGTGCCGGTGTCACAGCAGTTGCTCGAGGATTCGTTCGTCGATCTGTCTGGCTATCTCGCCGGTCAGATCGCAGCGCAGTTTGCGAAGCTGGAATCGACTGCCTTCATGAAAGGCGATGGTTCGGGCAAGCCGACTGGTCTGCTCAAGACGCCTGCCAATTACACTGGCGTCACCGCGAAGCAGGATGGTAGCAACCTGATCGACAAGCTGATCGCACTGTTCTACTCGCTGCCGAGCGCATATGCGAGCAACGGTTCGTGGATGATGAATCGCTCAGTGCAGGGTGCCATCCGTGCCGCGGCTGACAACACCACCAAGGGCAACCTTTGGTCCGACAGCCTTGCCAACGGGACGCCGGCAACGTTCCTCGGCCGTCCGGTCTACGAGTCAGTGGACATGGACAATCTCGTCGGGACTGGCTCGCCGGTCGGAGCAACGTATCCGGTTGCGTTCGGTGATTTTTCGAAAGCGTATCAGATCATCGATCGTGTCGGTGTGCAGATCATGCGCGACGACTATACGGGTGCCGATAACGGCATCGTCAAATTCCGTGCTCGCAAGCGCACTGGCGGCAAGCCGGTGCTGACCGAGGCATTGGTGCTGCTCAAGGCGACCGTCTCGGGTTCGTGACAAGAATTCGGCGCGGTGGGGTGGTCGCGCTGAATGATGATGGACGTCGTTGGCTGATAACTCGCGACGTCCATCTCATCCACCATTGAGAATTCTAAATGCCAATTCGCGCTCACCGTATCTGTTCATGTGGTCATCGTGTCGCTGCTGATGTTCGATGCCCGTGCCAATTGCAGCGGAAGGTTGAAGCCGATCGGCGCCGTCCAAGTGCAAGCGTACGCGGTTATACCGCGCGCTGGCAGAAGGAAAGCAAGGCGTACCTCGCGCTGCCTGAGAACAGGTTCTGTGTGTGCGGTTGTGGGAACCAGGCCAACGTAGTGGATCACATCATCCCGCATCGTGGTGACTATCAACTGTTCTGGGATCGCTCAAACTGGCAGCCCATGTTTTCTCACTGTCACAACACCAAGAAGCAACGAAGCGAGCGCCGCGGTTTGTATGAACCGGGGGTGGTCGGAAAGTTCTAGTGATCCTCGATGACCGGACATCTCCCAGACCTTTACCACGCGCCAATATGGGATTTTTTGTAAAATGACCGTTAGCCTCGAGGTTGCAAAAGCACATCTCAACGTCACGACTGACGTCGACGACGCGCTCATCACCAGGCTTATCGGCGCTTCCCAGAGATGGCTGGAGTCGCAACTCGGCTACAAGCTCGCTGAGCAGTATCCGCCGACTGGTAGTCCGGCTATTTCCACCGTTCCCGACGACCTCGAGCAAGGTCAGCTCATGCTGATCGCGCATTTTTATGCGAACCGCGAGGCAACTCTCGTAGGTGTCAGCGTGCAACAGATGCCATTTGGTCTCGCCGAGATCATTTTGAATTATCGAAACTGGTCCTTTGGTGAATGCGATGCCTGATCCGACGTTCGCGCTCCAAAAGGCTATCCGTACGCGCTTGACAGGCGACGTCGGAGTGACGGCCTTAGTGCCGGCGACGTCCATTCTTGACACAAACCAGCGTCCCGCGCCGTCTCCTTCGATTATGCTTGGCGAGGATCAGATGGTCGATCCGAACCTGCTCATCAGCCGCACGGCCGTCCGCGTCTTTTCCACGCTGCATGTTTGGAAAAGAGAAACGTCACTCGCAGGGGTTAAAGCCATAGCTGGTGCTATTCGCGATGCGATCAATAAGGCTGACCTGGCAGTCGATGCGGGATTTCAGGTGTGCGATTGCCTCGTTTCCGGAACGCGGTTCCTGCGCGATCCTGATGGTGAAACCAGTCATGGTGTAGTGACGATCGACACGCTCTTGCGCGAGGTTCGGTCGTGAGGGCCGGTCAGCTTGATCGCAGCATAACCATTCAACGCGTCACCACGGCGATCGACGACTACGGCACGCCGACCGATGCATGGGCGGATGTAGCGACTGTTCGCGCGCAGCAGGTGTCCACGAGCACCGTGGAATATATCCGGAACTATGGCGCAAGCGACGACACCGTTGTCGTATTCCGCACATGGTGGATGGATGGCATTACCAACGCCGATCGCATCGTGTACGCCGGCCAGAACTTCAACATCAAAGAGACGAAGGAAATCGGCCGCCGAAACGGTATTGAACTGCGCTGCGAGCGGCTTTCATGACCAAGGGTGTAAAGCCCAGCCCGCAACCTGCTGGCAAAGCATTCCGCAAAGTGAAAGCACCTCCGAAGTGGATGGATGCGGACGCTGCGGCGGAATGGCGCCGTGTCATGCCTTCACTGGTCGAGCGACGGATTCTTACCGAGTCAGACCTTGGTTCACTTGAAAACTACTGCATGGCCATGGCGATCGTTCGCCAGATGGAGCGGAAACTCCGCACAGAAGGTGCGACATACGTCGACGCTAAGGGGTCCCTCAAGCGTCACCCGGCCACTGCGATATTCGCCGACAATATGAACCGAGCCCGGTTGCTCGCGACCGAACTCGGCCTGACGCCAGTGTCGCGCGGCCGTCCGACCGTCACGGACGACGATGATGAAGACTCACTTTTGGAAGATACCTGATGCTGGTGCCCGGATGGGTCTATGACGACTCTCCGATTCCCGACCCCTACGGTTACGGCGAGCGCGCTGTTGCGTGGCTTAGGCGCTTAAAGCATCCTAAAAATCCGGCTCCTGGTCATCCATTTCAAATCGATCCGCCGTTCGAGCGCATTATTCGACGAATTTATGGTCCGCGTCATATCGAGGATCAGTTTGATGCCACCACCGGCATCCGCGTCGCCCGAAAAGGGCAGCGGATCATTCGTCGCGTCTATCTGCGCCTCCCGCGCGGCAATCGAAAGACATCATTGGGCGGCGCGCTCGCGCTGCTACATCTTCTGGGCCCAGAGCGTGCGCCGGCGTCGCGCATCGTTTCCGCAGCTGCTTCGCACCAGCAGGCAATGGAGCTGTTCAACGAATCCGCGATGGTCGTGGACAACGACAAACGGTTGCGGAAGCACCTCAAGGTTTATGCTGGCAGTTCTAAGACCAGCATCACTTTCCCGGCCAATCGGGGCATCTACAAAGCTGTCGCTGCCGATGGCAACACGCTGCACGGCGGAACGTATGCGCTTGTCCTCGCTGACGAGGTCCACGTCTGGGAGGGCAATGCCGGCCGTCGCTTGTGGGGAGCGCTTGAATCGGCCGCAGTTAAGATTCCCGACGCGCTGTTCGTCACCATGACCACTGCCGGTCGAGGCCAGGACAATCTGGCGTTCGAGCAGGATTCCTATGCGGTCGCGGTCCAAAAGGGTGAAATTGACGACCCTGCGACATTGCCGGTCGTGTTCGGTCTTGAGAAAGAGGACGACTGGACGGACGAAGCAGCGTGGTTGCGCGTGAACCCCGGCATGCGTTACGGCTATCCGGACCTCGCCAGCTATCGGGACGCTGCCCAGAAGGCGATAAAGTCACCCTCGAACCGCGACATCTTCCTGCAGTTCAATCTTAACGTCTGGCTCGAGCACTCGACGTCGCCGTTTGTCGAGATGGATGTTTGGGACAAGGGCAATCGGCCAATTCCCGGCGACATTGATGGCCTGCCATGTTGGATCGGCGTCGACATGTCTCGCTCGCGCGATCTGTCCGCGGTCGTTGCATGCGTCAAGCGTGATGACGAATACATCTTGTTGCCCCATTTCTTCTGCCCGGCCGACGAC